ACGAACAGGCCAAGAACCCCATTGGTGGTAGCTGCATAGTGGTCGCTCAATATTTATGCTCCAAGGCTTACCGCAGCCTGGTTGAGTGCAAAGCAAATAACGCCCCTCGTCAATGGTTGATTCTTGACTTGTTTTCTTGAAATTAGTGAGTGCCATGATATTTTCCTTCAACGATTTTTGCAAAATTGCTTGGCTTCAAAATCCACTCAAGGTCTGCCAAAAATGCACGACCGTCTTTGCTGTTGACCCGTCCAGTTAAAAACTTGGATTGCCCAATGTGGTCAAAGAATTCTGTAAACCAAGTTAAAACGTCTGAAATTTCGGCTTTGTTGTCTTTTGCCAGTTCTTCTGCCACTTCCCGCCATCTTTGTCTCAAGTAACCTTTTCGTGTGTCATTCCAAACCTCTACCCTGCGTAGTGTTGGCAAGTGCTTGTGGTACAGGTCAACAATGGCTTGATGATTGCATTTTGGTAAACCTGTTTTATCGTCAAGTTCGCCCTCAGGCGGACATATATTAGATTTGTGTTCTGTGTTATGTGTAATGGGTAATGTGTTATGTGTAGCATTGCTTTCGGATTGCGCTGGCAATGCGTTCGCATCTTTTGCTTTGTTCCATCGGGCTTTTGCGCTTTCGCTGGCCTTGACAGATTTCTCATCAGCCTTGGAGATTTCTTTGTTTGCCCTGTGATGAACCCATCCATCGGTTGTGCGTTCAAAATACTCACGCAAAACAATCGCAACGCAATCGGTATGCGAACGCATCCTGATTTGTCTTGCCGTTTCATCAATGTCTAATGGAATTGCTTGCTCGTGAAGATAGTACCAATCAAGCAGCCGCCGATAAGTTAAATCTTCCATTTCTGAAAGATGTTCGGTGTGACTTTTATAGTCCCCAATGTTGAATTGGTAGTAGTGCATCGAGTTTTTACCTTTTTAACGCACCTTTGAAAGAAACTGCGGCAGGGGAAGGTGTAACCCTTTTCAGTCAGGAAGCAACCCCTGACCTAGCCGTGTTTCACAAAAACTATACCACAGCCTTTTGCGCTTCCGCAATCTGCTTCTTAAACTTGTACTTCAACACCTGTTCCCAGGACTTAGGAACACCCCGCTGCCGCCAGTTGGACACAACGTTCTGTTTTACGTCCAGCATAAAAGCCAAACGCCCTGTTCCACCAGCCGCTTTAATTGCTATTTCCAAGATGTTCATTGCTGCATTATATACACGATTGTGTAATTCAGGCTTATTGTAAAAAACTATAGGCAAAGGCGAGTCTATAAATTTATTTGTTAAAAATAGTTGCACGGCCTACACAAATGTGTATAGAATTCAGTCATGCCCCGAACATCTTGGGGTCTTTTTAGAAAGTAAGCAAATGCACTCAGCCACACTCACCTACGACAACATCGTTTGGGAAGTTACATACGAATGGGAAGATGCCCAGACCGAGACGGAAATTGACCCACCCATCCCCGCAATTGCCACCATTGACCAAATCTACGTCAACGGCATTGAGCTTTATGAGCACATTGACGTTCACACCATCTACGCATTAGAAGCAATGATTGTGGAGTCGCACGAATGAAAAACATTGCCACCGCTTTTCTGTTTGCCGCCCTTATTGGGCTTCCCTTTGTAATTTACTTTTGGAGAATGTAATGAAAGGTTTAATTGCTTACTACATGGAACTCATGGGGCAAGTGGAATTCTGCCCGTACTGCATGGAAGAAAAAGATGGCAAACTTTCTTGTTGCCAAGAAAACCATTTTGTCCCGTTCTCGGATTTGGACACCGATTCACAACTTGACATCATTAAAGAGGAATTATTATGAAAGTTTATCAAGCAATCAACGCCGTTCAATCTGAACTGGCAAAAATTGGAATCAGCAAAGATTCCCGCAATAGCCAAGGCGCAGGTTACAACTTCCGTGGCATTGACGCTGTTTACAACGTCTTGTCATCCATCATGGCAAACAATGGCCTTTGCATCATTCCCCGTATGCTTACCCGCAATTGTGAAGAACGTACCAGTAAATCAGGTGGAAATTTGTTTTATGTAACTGTGGAAGCCGAGTTTGATTTGGTAAGCGCAGAAGATGGCTCAAAACACACAGCACGGACTTTTGGCGAAGCAATGGACAGTGGGGACAAGGCTACAAACAAAGCAATGTCAGCCGCTTATAAATACATGGCTTTTCAAACGTTTGCCATTCCAACTGAAGGCGACAACGATGCAGACAACCACACGCATGAAATTGTCCGAACACAAGTTTCTAGTTCAACTATGCAAGCCTTAATAGCCGACATTGCAGCCTGTGCCAATGAAAACGAATTGAAAACCGCATATTTTGAAGCAATCAAAGTGGCTGGCAACGACCAAAACGCCAAAACCGCCATCATTAAAGCCAAAGATGCAAAGAAAGGGGAGCTGTCATGATAGAAATGATTGAACAACGGACAGACGATTGGTTTGCCGCCAGATTGGGCAAAGTGACCGCCAGCAGGGTTGCCGACTTAATGGCAAAGACCAAAACGGGTTACTCAGCCAGCCGAGAAAATTACATGGCCCAACTGGTGGTCGAAAGGCTTACCAACACCAAGGCTGAATCGTTTTCCAGCTCTGCTATGCAATGGGGTACTGACCAAGAGCCATTTGCCCGTGCAGCATATGAAGCCGCACAGAACGTTTTAGTCGAGGAAGTAGGCTTTGTACCTCACCCACGGATTGAGTGGGCTGGTGCATCGCCTGATGGCCTTGTAGGGCTGTTTGGTATGTGTGAGATTAAATGCCCGAACACAGCAACCATGATTGAAACGCTGTTATCAGAAAAAGTGCCAGCCAAGTATTTTGCACAGATGCAAATGCAAATGGCTTGCACAGACCGAGCCTGGTGTGACTATGTTGTTTTTGACCCACGGATGCCAGCAAAGGCGCAATTGTTCATCAAACGTGTCGAACGAGATGAAGCCTTCATTGCTGAAATGGAAGCCGAAATCAACAAATTTTTGGATGAAGTCTCCATCCAAGTAGAAAAACTTAACTTAATCATTGAAAGCAAATAATGGCAAAAATCAAAAAAGAAGTGTCTTGTATCGTTGGGCAATACACAAACGCCCAAGGGCAAAACAAGAACCGCTACCAGCGCATCGGCTCAATCATTGAAACCAAGAATGGCGAAATGCTGAAGCTGGATGTTGTTCCGCTTAAAGAAGGCGGTTGGGACGGTTGGGCTTACCTTAACGAGCCAAAGCCTAGAGAAGACCAGCCCCGCCGAGGCAGCGGGTTTGACGATATGCCAGACGATATTCCATTCTAAAGAAAGGGCGGTGCAAAATGTTTAGAGCAAGAAACACCGACCCCCTGACCAGTTGGCTGGCTGCGGATTCCGCTAAAGAACTGGCAAAGCATCACGCCACAATTATTGTGGACTGCCTACGCAAGCACGGTAAATTAGGCAAAGATGGCATTGCCAACATTACAGGGCTAGATTCCAATCAAGTTGCAAGACGGGTAAAAGAGATTGAACGTGACGGGCTTATTTGTTTAACTGGTCAAACAGTGCGTAGTAACTCAAACCGAATGGAGCAAGAATGGCAAATTACACCGACCCAATTGAAGCTGATTTAGAAACCCCCACAGTTTTTGAACGGATATGGGATGGCTTTATTGAACTTATGGCCTTACTTGGCATGGTAGCAACCATCGCCTTTGTAGCAGGGTACATCGTTGCCAGCCAACCCTCAAGCGTGACGCAGTGCGAATCCACCAAGACAGTTTTAGCGAGGAGCATATTCAAATGAACCAAGAACTAATTGACATGGCTAGACAGGCTGGCATTACGATGAGCAGTCAATATGGCGCTCAATGGGAAGCAAACACAGAAGACCTTGAAGCCTTTGCCGCCCTTGTCCGTGCTGATGAGCGTGAAGCGTGTGCAAAGGTGTGTGTTGCCGTTGCAGAGAGAAATATTTGGTGGGATATAAATGAAATTGAGGCAGCAGTAGAGTGCGCCGCAGCAATCAGAGAAAGAGGAGAAAACGTATGAACCACTTAAAAAATGTATGGGAATGGCTGATAAACCATTGGGTCATGCCGACCCCTGCGGAACTTATCGCCGAGGAACTGATACAAGCGCAGCGCACCAAGCTACGCCACCAGTCCGCAATGGAGTACCACACCGCCCTTGTTGCCTACAACGTGGCACGGATTAAACGCCTTAGGCAGTTGACTGCTAAGACGGAGACAACCGAATGAAACTAGCAGCAGGAAATCCAAACCTCATGCGCGTAAACCGTCAAGCCACTTTAGGTGAGTTTGCACGGCCTGAGAAAACAACTTACAAATACGGTCAAGGCGGTGGTTATGTGCCAATGGTACGCACGGCTGACATGGCTGAACCAAGGACGTTTAATCACATGAAAGACGGGCAAATCTACAAGCCCGACAATTCACCTCCTGCACGGGCTGGTGCTACCGATGCACTGCAAATCCAAAGCCGAGGCTATAAAACGTAAGTGCTGGTTAAACTACGCAAACGCACGAGTACCTGATTTGTCGATAATTAGGGCTTGCTTTCTAGGTTCTGCATCAGGGGTGTTAGTGATGCTGATATGTGTCCAACCGCCACCTTTTACGGGGTCTGAAAACTCACGGATTAACTGCTGGTAAGGTAAATCAGCAGCAATGACCGCACGAACTACCTCGTCAGGGGTAACACCTGGAACTCGAAAGTCAGCAGCGCACCCCTTACGATGCTGAGACTTGTCAGAACTTCCAACTGCATCATTGACCTGCTTACTGCGGAACGCAGAGTTAATCATTACAGG